AAGGATTACAAGACAGCTAATAACATGTTTGTACACTACAAGTACAAGCTTGGACAGTTTGATTCCTTTAACAGGGCTAATCAAATCTTAGCTAATCCTCAATCTGCTAGTCCTGAGGATAAGAAGAATGCTGCTATGTTCTACAAGGCTATTAGAGATCGTAAAGAGATAGTCCAAAAGGCTCATAACAAAATTCTTTATACTGCTCAGATAGCCAAGGCTTTTCCTGATAAGAAGATACTGACGTTTGGCGGTAGTAATGAGTTTACTGATTCTATGCACGAGGCAATTGCAAATGAAGGCATCCCTGCAGCTAGATATCATTCTAAACTCAAGAAGAAGGAAAAGGATGCAGCTCTTAAGGACTTTAAAGACAGTACTGTAAAGGTATTGTGCTCTACAAAGGCCTTAAATCAGGGCTTTGATGTGCATGATGCTAACCTTGGTGTTATCTGTGGCCTTGACTCAAAGGCATTGCAGATGATTCAAAGGGTCGGTCGTCTCCTCAGATTGTCTGATAAGGACAAGGTGGGGGAGGTCGTAGTTCTCTATGTGAAGGATAGTCAAGAGGAAAAATGGCTGGAAAATGCCATTAAAAATTTATCTAACATCAGTTGGATTGATGGAATTTCTTCTTATATTTGAAAACGATTCAGTATAGATAGTATAACAGAAATCTTTATGATCATTGAACTTGATACTGAAAGGCTTACTAATCTTGGCTTATGTCCTGATGAGTATGTTTACTTGCTACTGCTGAGTCGTAAAGAAATTGATCCTAGTTTAAAGTTAAATGTTGATTTAGAGTTATTGCAAACCAATGGGTGGATCAAAATCGGGGAGGATGACGATGTTACATTAAGGGATAAGTTTGAAACAAGCACTCTTTCAGACTTCGATCAGATGTGGCATGGTCTCCTCTCCCGATTCCCCCTAAAGGTTATCAATAATGGACAGGTGAGAATGCTAAGAGCTAAAGATCCTGACTCTAAAGCAAATTCCAAAGCCAAAGCTAAGTACAAGAAGATTGTGGGAACTGATAAGGAGAAGCACGATAGGATTATCGGGTGCCTTAACAGGGAACTTGACTTTCGTAGGAAAGGTAATGGCCTAGGCTATATGCAGATGCTTGACACATGGATTAATAATCACAGTTGGGAAAAGTACACAGACACAAATGACACAACAGAGCCTGAATCAACCACAGGACGAATCACAAGATCACTCTAACAACTTAGACGAGACTTTAAAAGAGTTTCGTCATATCTCAAAATCAGTAGACAAATCAATCGAAGAGATCAAGCTTGCTAAGCTTGGTAACAGGATTGTCTTCCCTACTGGATGGGATAGGTTGAATAAGAATCTTCTTGGTGGTTTGCAGCCTGGGAAAATGTATGTAATTGCTGGGAGACCAGGTGTAGGGAAATCAGCTTTCTCTAACCAATTGGTCTTCGATCTTCTAGACAAGAACAAGGACAAGAAAATGATTCTCCTTTATTGGAGTTTCGAGATGCCAGACTATCAGCAGATTATGAGGGCAGCAGCTAACGATGTTAAGTTGCAGTTCTCAGAGCTGTATAGTATCGAGTCCCCAATCTCTGACGAGAAGATCACTGACTATGAGAAGGCAGTAGATAAGTATCGTAAGTACCCGATATTCTTCTGCTCTATTCCTCAGAACATGGTTAAGATTAAAGAGGTGAACAACAGGGTGAACTTAAGATTCCCAAACCACACAATAATCAACCTCTTTGACCACTCTAGACTTATTCTAGGGACTGAGGATACAGAACTACAGAAGCTTAATCAGATATCTAAAACTTGTATGTGGCTGCAGGCTAGACTTGGGGTAATCAATATCCTATTGTCTCAGCTAAACAGGAACATCGAGCAAGAGTATCGTGCTAAGCAGCAGTATCAGCCACAGCTAACTGACCTATTCGGGGGTGACTCGATAGGCCAGGATGCTCACGTGGTTATGATGCTTCAACGTCCATATGATTTATACGGGATAACAGATTCATATTGTGGTGAGAACCCAGTAGGCTTGCTTGCATGTCACGTAGAAAAGAATAGGGATGGCCAGCTAGGCATGATTCCTTACGAATCAGATCTGTCTACCTTCTCGATTAAAGAGAGACCTAAAAAGTAAATTATTATTAACTCATGGAATTATTACTGCCAACAGAGAAAGTACCAGTTGGAAGGAAGAGCCCAAGACATATGATTATGTACGGGCCCCCAAAGATTGGTAAAACTACTGCACTTGCTAAGCTTGATGGGTGTTTAATCATAGACCTAGAACAAGGATCTGACATGGTTGAAGCACTTAAGATTAAGGTTAACAATCTTGCAGAGTTAGGACAGGTAGGGAAGGCTATCATGCAAGCCAAGAAACCCTACAAGTATATAGCTATCGACACTCTCACACAGCTAGAAGTTTGGTGTGAGTCAGAGGCTAAGGAATTGTACAGACAAACCCCGATGGGTAAGAACTTCGATCCTGATAACAAAGGATTGTCAGTTCTATCTCTTCCTCAGGGTGCAGGCTATCTGTACTTGAGAATGGCTATTAAGAAATGGATGGATAGATTGGAGATGCTCTCTGATCATATCATCTATATTGGCCACCTCAAGGATAAGATGCTTGAGAAGAAAGGTAAAGAGGTATCTGCTAAAGATCTCGACTTGACTGGTAAGATTAGAAACATTGCTTGCTCTAACTCGGATGCCATAGGCTACGTTTATAGAGATGGAAACAAGACAATGATTTCATTCGACTCTAGTGAAGAGATCACTGCAGGTTCTCGTTGTGAGCATTTAAAGGGTCAAGTTATGGAACTTGATTGGACTAAAATTTATATTGACTAATTCAAAATTTAATCAAATGGCAATTGAAGCTACCGTTGCACAGGAAGTTGCAACACAACCAACCACAGTGATTACTGTATCATCAGTTCTTGGGGATTTGAATAACGGCATGGATAGAGCCGCTATTGCTAAGAAGTATAACTTATCAGCAGCAGAAGTTGCAGAGGTATTCAAGCACCCAAAGCTCAAAGGTCTACGTGCTCGTCGTAAGATTACACGTATCTCTATTGTAGATGACACAGTAGAGAACCCAGTAACTATTCCTACAGTTCCTCAAACTGGAATTAGATTAACAGATAGTGAGGTGGTTACAAATCCTAACCAGTTGACTACAGAAAGTAGTCAGGTGGTTACTGATCCTAACCAACTCGATCTGCTTGACTTGATTGTTAATGCAGAGGCAGAGATGTGAAGGGATAGAGACATAATTTATAAAATGTATTACCGTTAAAAATTAATTAAGATGGCTATTCAATCGAATAATTCAGAAGAAGTTGTATCAGGTGGTGGTATAACCCTATATACAGGTATTGCCCCAGTATCAGTAGTTGCAGTTAACCCTAGTTTAGATGAGCTTTCAGATCTAGGGATTAATCTCAGAAACGAACCAGAATATAAAGTGACTCGTGGGCTAACAACATTGGTCAGACTACATGGAGTGCAGATGTCCCTGCTTATGACTGGTGGAAAAATCCAGATAAAACAAGAAAAGCTTATGTTGGTGAGGATACTTTGATTAACTTTACCAAGGCTTGGGCTAACGTGGCAGCAGGTGGAGAGGTATCATTTGATACTATCGATGCTATTGCTCAGGGAGATGTAAAGGAGTTACAAGAGTATGTTAAAGTACTCAGTGCTAACAAATTACGTGTTCTTGTAGGTGTTAAAGATGGCAAGTATCAGGCTGTTTACAACAGACACTTTGGAAGACTCAAGCCAATGAGAGATGATATGTTTATCAAGGCTTTAAATGAGGACTACGGTTCTTTTAATGCTGAATACAATTCTTTTAATGCTGAATACAACAAGGATCTCAAACTACAGGTTTATTCCCCAACTATGATTGTGGCTGACCCTGTAACAACAGAAGCAGGTGATTCTGCTGATGCATGGGATGTATAATTTGTTTGTGTTTATGTGTGTGTATATTGTTATTGATTGAAAGAGAAAGTGGGGGGCGACGGCTCCCCATTTTCTATTTTTGTAACTATGATACAGATAAGGAACAGCGATGCTTACTTGGATAAAGACTCTGTTCTTTGTAAGATTTCAGAGTTCGATATCTTTAAGTTCTATTGTCACAATTTTAAGAAGATTGGTGACAAGTTTTGCAGTGAGCTCAGACAAGATAGATCCCCAACATGCTCGATAATCCCATACAATGGTAAGCTATTGTATAAGGACTTCGGTAATGGGGAGAGTCATGATTGTTTTAGTTACGTGCAGCGTAAGTATAATCTGACATTTATAGAAGCACTCAAGGTAATAGATGCTGACTTTGGTCTAGGACTCCATATGGGGACTGCAACCAAGGCTCAGATGGCTATTACCTATGGGAATCAAGTTATTGAGGAGAGAAAGCCCACCGTAATTACTAAACGTAGTAGAAGGTGGACTCAAGACGATGTTAAATTCTGGGGTAAGTTTGGAGTAACCTTAGAGTTATTGACTAAATTTGTTGTAGAGCCAATCGATTACTTTTGGATTAATGAAGTTAGATATAGCTGCCACACTCTAGCTTATGCATATAATATCAACGGGAGATATAAGATCTACAGACCGTTGGAAATAGAGGGTAAGTGGTTCAGTAATACTACTAAAAATGATATCCAGGGCTACGGCCAATTGAAAGACAGTGGAGACATTGTCTTTCTTGCTTCATCACTAAAGGATGTTATGACCTTGAATGCTTTGGGATTCGAGGGAGTAGCAATGCAGAGTGAGATGCAAATGCCTAGTCAGAAGTTTATTGACCATCTCAGAACAAGGTTTGCCTTAATTGTTGTGCTATATGATAATGACTTTAATTCTGATACAAATCCAGGCCAGACTATGGCTAACAAGATTTGCAATATGTATCAGCTAATCAATGTCATCATTCCAGCCCATTACAGATCTAAGGATATATCAGATCTTGTTAGAGATCATGGAAAAGATTGTGCAAATAGAATAATTAACATTCAACTACCCTAAATGACTGATTCTAAATACTATACAGACCCAGACGTTAGAGAAAGAATTGACACTATACTAAAAAATTGTGCAAATCTATTTAGCAACCTTGGTACTTACACTACTTTTGATGTACAAGACATCAGAATTGCAAAACAACTAGAGCGACAATGGCTAAACGAAATACAAGAACTCGATCCAATACTGTTCGAAAAGCTGGTCCCAAAAAAGGAAGCCGAGGAAAAATAAAAGCTACTCAAAAGGTAGTAGACGGCATACAGTTTAAGTCAATGTTGGAGGTGTTTACGTATCGTAAGCTATTGGAGTATGAGTTAAGATTCGAGTACGAACAAAAGAAGTTCGTCATTATGCAAGGGTTTGATTATCCTGAGTGTTCTTGGGAGACTAAACCTAGTGGGGACTATGAGGATAAGGGCCACGGAAAGGTTCGAGATATCACATATACCCCAGACTTTATTGGGTATGATGCTAAGGGAAAGATTAAGTGGGTTATTGAGTGT